ATTGTTAATGACATCAACATTAACAGTTGCTGATCCGCCTAATTCTTCTGTTTGAAATATTTCGTTTTTGGTTACGTCTAGTGCCTCGTTCATGACACTACCAATTGACTGTCCAGAATTTAGTTTACGTTCTATTTCGCTTTCTAACTTACCGGCTCTATCTAGGTCAACTATAATTCTAGTACTCATAGTCTATACTCCTAGTATATCTTTTAATGTAGCCCCTTTTGGAACATAAATTTTAGATCCTGATTTAAAATCATATATTGGATCTTCCATTGTGTCCATGTTACGTTGACAGAAAACCCACCATAGGTTTGGATTGCCATAGATGTCATAAGCAAACAAGTCTGGACGTTGATGATACTGAGGTTCTATTTGATACACCACATCATCACTTCCGGCAGGTACCGGTCTAATTCTAAAATTGCTTAGGTATTCCTTTGTATCGTTGTAGGGTGTTCTGAAGTAAGGACTTGATTGACTGTAAGTAGGCATTAAATAAATCCTCCACCTTCAGATATGTATCCACCGTTCACATATTTGTTTAAGCTGAACTGTGCAATTTCGTTTCTTGAGTAAACTGGTTGTACAGTTACAGTAATCAAAGATTGTGTAGGTGCCCAACCTGTCATTAGTTTTCCACCTGTTGCATAAGTTTCTGTGTATCTTCCTTGTGGCCCAACTGGTCTTGTTTGATTCTGTCCTGTTTGAAATCCTGTTGCTATGTAATCAACATCTTGTGGTAAGTCTGTTGTAAACTGTGTTACTATTACAGGCACATTGTTGAATATGTGATCACCATATCCATTTAGTTTTGCCACAGGCGGTGGAGCACCAATTGTAGTTGCTTCGCCACCAAAGTACATTTTTGACATACTTCTTAAGTAATGAAGTGCCGCCACCCAATATTGTGCTTCTAATCCATTCTGTACAAAAAAGTCACCTGTTATAACCAACTGATCCACTTGTGAGTTTTGATAAGCATAATAAGGATAATTAGTATGTGTAGGTGCAATAGCATTGTAGTTCGCACTATGCGACACAATTATTGAAGGTGTATATGGAAAACACAAACCGCCAGTCTGTCTTAAAGGTTGTAACAAGGCAGATGACTTAAATGGCTCAACATCAGGAATACTTAATTTGACTCTCCAATCTTGTTCAGTTGATTTTTTGAAACCTGCTGGTGCGGATTCTTTTACACGTTTAACACCGCTTATTCCATCTACAGGAGCATTTTTACTTCGTATGCTTTTTGCTAAATTTTTAGGATCCATAAAGTCCCTAACACCTTGTGGGACTTTAAACTTACTGCCAAAAAAACTACTGCCTGTAGGATCAGAACCGTCAACTGGATTTGACTTTGATATATCAAATTCATTGGCACGTTCCGCATCTGTGAAACCATCAGCTCGAACAATATTTCTGTTTGATATGATTCCGTTTCTAAATGTAGTCATTTTGGCTAACTCCTTACATATATTTAGTTGACAAAGTTAAGTACGTAGTTTATAATAATATTTATTTGCTTAAGACATCCCCGTCTATAACTCGGAAAGTTTGGAGAATAACATGAAGAGAATTAATTATCTCAATAATAGAGATATACTGGCGGAGATACATAAGTCAAAAAACACGTTTTGTAGTTATACAGACGATGATTTCGCCCAATATGATATAATTTTACCTAGTATTGAAAAGGTTAACATAAGAACCATAGCAGATGCCAAAAGAAGCCGTGCAAAACGCATGAGTTTGGCGGATTATGAGAAAAGAAAAGCAGATGGTGAACGTGTCAAGCAGGCAGATTGCGCCGTAGACTACAGAAAAATAGCAAAAACTGACGTTGTTTTCCGAATTATGACCTATGATCATATTCCAGAAGAAAAAGGTAGAAAGAAAAATCCTAAAAACGTAGCAGACACAAAGACAAAATTAAACTTTCCCCCATTCCAACATTACAAGTTTGATGACAACGACAAGTTGGTGTGTGTAGGCAAAAGCCATTGGGAAGGCGGAATGGAGAACGGCAGTTTCAACAAGGCTCACGGCATGGCAACCAACAAACTTGCTATGATGTGGATGAAACTATGTGAACGATATGCAACAAGAGGTAATGTAAGAGGTTATACTTACAACGATGAAATGAAAGGACAAGCTATTCTACAACTTACACAGATTGGTTTGCAATTTGATGAATCAAAGTCAAACAATCCTTTTGCATATTACACAGCCGCAGTGACTAATTCGTTTGTAAGAATTATTAATATTGAAAAACGTAACCAGAACATACGTGATGACATATTAGAAATGAATCACATGAATCCATCTTTTACAAGACAGAACCAAGGTGTTTGGGAACGTCAAGCAAAAGAGGCATACAACGAGGACAAAAAAGATTAATGTTTAAGAAAGCGGCAGTATTTACAGACATTCACTTTGGACTGAAGTCTAATTCTAAGGTCCATAATGATGACTGTGAAGAATTTGTTGATTGGTATATAGAACAAGCAAAAGAAAACGGTTGCGAAACTGGTATCTTCTGTGGTGACTGGCATCACAATAGAAACAGTTTAAATATGCTCACCATGGACGCAACCATAAGAAGTCTTGAAAAACTTGGAAAAGCATTTGAAAAGTTTTACTTCTTTCCTGGCAACCACGACTTGTATTACAAAGACAAGAGAGATATCAACTCAATTGACTTTGCAAGGCATATCCCAGGCATCACTATGGTCAATGAGATGATGACCGAAGGCGATGTTACTTTAATCCCATGGCTAGTTGGCGATGAATGGAAGAAAATTCCTAAAATAAAAAGCAAATACATATTTGGACACTTCGAACTTCCAAACTTTTATATGAATGCTATGGTTCAGATGCCTGACACAGGCGAACTACAAGCTGATCATTTTAAAAATCAAGAATACGTGTTCAGTGGACACTTCCATAAACGCCAAGTCAAGGGACCTATTCATTACATTGGTAACGCATTGCCACACAATTACGCTGATGCCTGGGATGATGAACGTGGTATGATGGTGTTGGAACATGGTGGAGAACCACAATACATCAACTGGTGGAACTGTCCTAAGTATAGAACTGTGAAACTATCAAGACTGCTTGATGAAAAAGAAACATTATTAAAAAGCAAGATGTATTTGAGAGTAACACTTGACTTGCCTATTAGTTATGAAGAAGCAAACTTTATAAAAGAAACATTTATCAATCAATACAAGTGTAGAGAGATATCACTAATACCAAATACACAGGAAGAAGAAATTAATTCAGACATAGACATTACAAAATTTGAAAGTGTTGATGAAATAGTGGCAAAAGAAATAGAAGCAATAGAGTCAGAACAGTTTAACAAAAGCAAACTGCTACAGATATACAGAGATTTGAACAAAGATGATTAGAATACAGGACTTAACAGTTAAGAATTTTATGAGTGTAGGTAACACTACACAGGCAGTCGACTTCAACAAGCAACAACTTACATTGGTGTTAGGTGAGAACTTGGACCAAGGTGGTGATGACAGTGGGTCAAGAAACGGTACAGGTAAGACCACAATCATCAATGCACTGAGTTATGCGTTATATGGACAGGCACTAACCAACATAAGACGTGATAACTTGGTCAATAAAACAAACAACAAAGGTATGTTGGTGACACTTGCCTTTCAAAAAGGTGGTAAAGAATACAGAATAGAAAGAGGACGTAAACCTAACACACTTAAATTTTACATAGATCAGAAAGAACAAGAACTTACAGATGAAAGTCAAGGTGATTCACGTAAAACGCAAGAGGATATTAATGACTTGTTAGGTATGAGTCATGATATGTTCAAGCATATTGTGGCACTTAACACTTACACAGAGCCTTTCTTAGCACTAAAGCCCAATGATCAACGTGCTATAATAGAACAACTACTTGGTATTACAATACTTTCTGAAAAAGCTGACTTGTTAAGAGAAGCAACAAAGATTACCAGAGATAGACTCACTGAAGAAAACGCAAAAATACAAGCAATCACAAACAGCAACGATAAGATCAAAGAAAACATTGACAGATTGCACAGCAGGAAGAAGGCTTGGATTGCACAAAACAAACAAGACAGAGATAAACTAGACAAAGCCATACGTGAACTTGAACAACTTGACATTGACAGTGAACTTGAAGATCATGAAAAACTAAAAACATGGACTGAAGATAGCAAACATCTTGCAAACTTAACAAAAGAACGTGCTACTGTTGAACGTGCATTAGAACAAGCAGATAATAACGTAAACAAACTAGGTAAAGAGCTTGATGAACTTGAAACTGCCAAGTGTTATGCTTGTGGACAAGAACTGCACGATGACAAACTTGAAGAAATGAAGGACAAGTTACAAAAGGATTATGGTGATGCAACTGTCTATCAATTAAGCATGGCAGAAAAAATGCAAAAAGTTGAAAAACTAATTGAGGAAATTGGCACATTAGATTCTAAGCCAAACACATTTTATGAAACTGCCAAAGAAGCATATCAACACAGAAGTAATGTTGACAGTTTGAAACAAAGTCTCAAAGATAAAACAGATGAACTAGATCCATACTCCGAACAAATTGATGATTTAGAAAAAACTGCAATACAAGAAATCAATTGGGACACAGTTAACGAACTTACTGATACAAAAGAACATCAAGACTTCTTGTATAAACTATTAACCAACAAAGATTCGTTTATTAGAAAGAAAATTATTGATCAAAATCTTGCATACTTGAATAATAGACTTACACATTATTTGGATAGGCTACAACTGCCACACTCTGTTGTGTTTAAAAATGACTTATCTGTAGAAATTACACAGCTAGGACAGGATTTAGACTTTGACAACTTATCAAGAGGTGAAAGAAACAGACTTATACTAGGATTAAGTTGGGCATTTAGAGATGTATGGGAAAGTTTATATCAAAACATCAATTTACTGTTTATTGATGAGCTTGTTGATAGTGGTATGGATGCAAATGGTGTAGAAAATGCCATTGGTGTATTGAAGAAAATGGGTAGAGAACGACAGAAGAACATTTATCTGATATCGCACAAAGAAGAATTAGCAAGTCGTGTTACAAACGTGTTGAAAGTAATCAAAGAAAATGGATTTACTTCATATGATAATGATGTAGAGGTAATGACATAATGGATGATACACACGACAAACTAACAAAAGCATATCTTGAGTATTACAAAGCCAACGAAGCATGGGAAATACGCAAGAGTGAACGCACAAAACGTTCAGCAAGAAAATGGTTGAGTGAAATACGTAGCTTGGCCACAAACCGCAGAAAAGAAATAATAGAAGAATACAAAGCCAAAAAAGACGATCCAGAAAAAGATTAAGAGTAAGTATCTTAATAATGCACTGGACATATCAAGACAAAATCGTAGAATCATTACCTGAAGACTGTGAAGCATTTGTGTATCTTATCACAAATACAACCAATGGTATGAAATATGTCGGTAAAAAACTAGCAAAATTCAGAAAGACAAGGCCACCTCTTAAAGGCAAGATAAACAAACGTAGAAGCAAAGTTGAAAGTGACTGGAGAGACTACTGGGGATCATCAGATCACTTGCAATCAGACGTAGAAAAATTAGGCACAGATAAATTTACCAGAGAAATATTACATTATTGTCCAAGCAGAGGCGTAGCAAGTTATCTAGAGGCTAGGGAACAGTTTGAACGCAGAGTGTTAGAAACAGATGAATACTACAATGGTATTATATCATGTCGTATAGGTGGAAAATCTGT